ACTTTCCCGACATTTGACAGTGAACCGTTCAATAAGACACCCTGGCTGGACGCCGTGAAGGATTGCGTGGCCGACACGCTGTTCACGACCGGAATTGGAAATGTGATCGCTATTGGGCGCATTGGACTTCCTTTTTAGACAAGCGGTTCAGGATTAGCCGGAACTGCCGATTGAACGTAATAGACATTATCGCGGAGCAACGGCGGGTTACGCACCGCATGAACGTGTTGGAAAATCTGTCCCGCGTTCATTAGTTTACCGCCGTTTGCGGGGGGTAGGTTTGGATCGGCAAACCAGCCGTAGGGCTGTTGGCCGGTGTACATATCCATCAACGTCGATCCAGAAGCGACCGCAAACCTGATGCCGCGTTGCGTTCCAATACCCATCAAGAACTCGCAACATGCGCGGCCTGATTCAGCCAAGTGGACGTTGGGATAAGAAAAGTCGCAGCCGAATAAGCCAATCTCTGTAAAGCCTTCAGACATTGCCAAAGCAATTGCGTAAGCGACACTTGTGTTGAAATAAGTGATGCCGCCAAGCGATGCTGAAACTTTGTCAAACGGGTATACAACATGGTTGGGATACTTCGGGTGCGGGTGAGAAGTGTAAAACGGCGTGTTATCCTTCAGAGCGGCTTCGCACATATCACGAACGACAGGATGGCCGAGATAAGGGTGAACAGGATCAACGTGAACAATGCGATCACAGCGTATCTGCGCTCCCATGTAGTTAATCGTCCAAGTCTCGGCGTTTAGCAAAATATCTGGTCGTGTCTCCATCAGTTGAGCTTGGAAAAAGTCGTTTCGGCTAGAACCCATTGCGACGATATTTACCGCCTTGCGATGGGGCATCAAAGAAACAGTCGTGGCAGCAGCTTGCTGCAAATGCGATTCGTTACCCATTTTCTATCCTTGCCTAGTCGCCACATTGAAGTAAACGCCGTGAGGTTGTGGCCTACCCCACGGCGGTCTTTATTAAGCCGTATATTGCGTCAATCCGTAAGTATTTTCTTTCGTATCGGCGGGAGGAAGTACGTTGTAAGCTGGGCTAATGATGCCAATAGCATAGTTTTTCGTGCCGTTGGCAATTTGTGCCGTAGCCAAAGTAACTGTTCCACGAACGTCCGCGCCAGAAGCTGTGTGCGTTCCACTGGCCGCAAAGCCAATGGCCACAGAACCAGCAGACGAGCCAAACGAGAAACCATCAACGTATACACCAGCCACGCGGTTGGTAGAAGATACGCGGTATGGCAACCCATAGGTGTCAGATGTTCCGATCTGAATACCAGCCGAAGCCGTGCCAGCAATAGAGGCTGTTGTAACGGTCTTGAAGGCTTTGGTCGTGATAATGAACGAACCGGCATTACCCAACGTAGCTCCGGTTGGGCCAATCCCCGTCCAAGCCATTGACTGACCGTAACCGTCAGTCCCACGAATGGTAATGAGGCACGTTGAAAGATTGGTGCTTGCCGTGATTTGAAGCGCACGGGGAACGTCAATCGTCGCAACGCCACCAGAAACCAAAGGACCGGTCGGTGTCAGTGTCGCGCCTTGTGAAGCGGTCGTGAACACAATGCCGCTCGCCAATGAAGTCGAAGCAGCCGTGATCTGGTAGAACGTAACAGGCGTTACGGGAACGCCTGTACCAGCCTCGGTATCAGAGTACCCCAACACATATCCTGATGTGTTGGTCGCAGTGGCCGGAGTGTAATAAGCCCGACCCTGCTTGAGTTGATCGCTATAACTTGTCATGAGGAATCCCTCGACCTGTTGTTATGAAAAGGGCCACCGCGCACTTGCGGCACGATGGCCCCGTTCTCATTGCCCTACGCAACCTTTAGGTTGCACCAGACGAACCAAAGATACTGCGGGCGTTTGACCAGCCGAACGAATAGCGTTCGATGGCTTTAGCCAGCAAGTTGTCTGTGGTGAAGTCGGTGAACACATCGGTTTCGAGTTTTTCACGAACATAATGCTTCAAGCCGTTGGGAGCGTCTGTCATCAGGAACCAAGCGTTCGTGTCAGTCAGGAAGTGATTGACGCGATAGCCCTGCGGAACGGCGCTCATGTTGTAGATGGCGTTGATGTCGTTGTTCGCCGTGCCAGTGCGGAACTGCGAGTTCAACAAACGATCAGCGGTAAACTGCAACTGAGGCGGAACAATCAACTTGACCGGCTTGGTCATGGTGATGAGGCCCGCTTGGTCGCGGAACTGCGAAGTCGCCGTGATAGCGTCTTGCAGTGAACTTTCGTTCAAGTCGGTCTGGACAGTCGGCGTGTTAGCGAACGTGCCGGTGTCGATGGGGTGCGCTGTCGAGAACAGAGCCACGCCGTCACCGCCTGGATAAGAGGCAGAGAAGCCGTTGTTCAAGACTGACGCGCCGTTGACTTCCTTTGACTGCATCATCGAGTTACGCAGCGATTGAGCTTGCTGCGGGAACTGCGACTCATACAGATTGTCCTTCATCGCCTGACGGGTGATGATGAAACCAACGCTGGTGTAGCGGTGGTAGTAAGTCGAGATAACGCGCTGTCCCATATCTTGGAACGCAGTCGGTGCGCCTTCAGCCTTTTGAGAGGCCAAGCCCAACAACTTCATTTCAACTTCGATTTCGACCGCTTTGTCCGAAGTCTTTACAGTAAAGATTTCAGCGTATTCTGCGGGGTACATCGGGTAGTCACCAAACACTTCCGCCAAGCCTGGGCGAAGAAGCTGTTGGATTTGACTCGTGTTAATTGTCATGTGAGTTTTCCTACTTCTTCTGGATTAACGGACGCTACCGGCACGCAACTGACCGTTATTGATCTGAACGATCCAGTTAGCGAACGCGCCAGGAGCATTGCCTGTGCGTGGATCGTAGCTGATCAGCGCAAGGTTCATGCCAGAGGCGGTGGAGGCGGTTGCGTTATTCAGCGTGACAGCCGAAAGGCCGGTACGAGTACTGCCAGCCGTGTAAAGGAAGTTCGCACGACCCATTGCGTTTGCCTGGGTCAACGGAGTGCCAGAAGCACCCGAGCCGTCAGCTTCGGTAATGGTGTATTGAGCGTTGGGGTCGTCGATGACCATTGCAACGGGGGTGTTGCCGGTCAAATACGATGTCGCACCGCTAAAGTAGTTAACAAACTGCCACATGCCCGAGGTGTCTTGATATTTGCAACCTTGGAAAACACCGAGAGTGGGAGAAGTCGCCAAGCCCCTGGCAACTACACCAGCAGTTGAGAGACATACTGGGTCGCCCTGGAAGATTGACTGCCCACCCGTTGCCGGAAGGGGATATTCATTGGTTTGACCATTCCATGTCCCACCGATACCGCTGTTTAAGGGTTGAAGGCCGAAACCTCCACTTGCTCCATAAGCCATTGTTTTGCTCCGTTCAGATGCGTCAAAGACGCGGGATTTACTGATTGCTGCTTAACCTTGCAGCTTCGGAGCGGAGTTCGACCGCCAGTCGATAACGGGCCTTAACCCGAGTGGATGCCGTGACCACCATCGTCAACTACGAATAAACGTAGGGCGTAAAGTTAGTGCGTAATATGTTTTCAGTCTTATCTTGACAAGTCAAGATGTGGTGGGGTGGCCTGGATGGGCCGCTGTCACTCCTCCGGCAAGGGAAAGGTGGGCCAGGGCTTCTTCACCCCGGCCACCCCGTATTAGTCTTTGAACTCGGCAGAGTGGCCAAACTCAGTTTTAGATGATTGATCGAAACGCGGCATCATGGGGTTCTGGCCCGCGCCTTGGGTCCAGTTAATGCCTTCCATCTGTTGACGCGCACGCTTCTCGTTCACGGCCCAATCCGCTTCAACATCACGGGTCGGCTTCTCGCAAAGGATTTGCCCACCCTCTTTAATGTTCGTCTCGTCATCCACGCCCATACCAATGTTGGGGACCGGCGGGAACAACTCAGGGTGACGATCACGCGGCACAGGACGCCAGCCGTTGCGATACTTGCGGTTCCAGTTGTCCTGGTTGGGCGTACCAGCATTGTCAAAGGCAAACGCCACCCACGCATACGTCATGCCTTTGGGAATGAGTTGGGGCGGGATGTAAAACCTAGACTCATGCGTTGTCTTGGGTTGAGGGCGAAACTCCGCAGCGCGGGTTTCGTTATCACGGGTTTCAGAGGCGCGAGGGCGACCACGGGGCATGTTATATTTCCTATCTGTTTGCTGCTTGGGTCTTTTTCTGACGATCAAAGCTGATCTTCGCGTCAGTCAAAGACATGGGGGTAAACTGCTTGGGGTGTCCTTGAGGGTACTTTGGACCCCCACCGTTCTCAACCATCCGAGTAACAAAGCGCACTTCATCAGCATTAAGGCTGATTTTGTGAGATGGTTTCTGCACACCGCTACTATTTACAGTCCGTGTTGGTGCAGCAACGGGGCTGGCTCTACGAGCCGGTTGTTGCTCTGGCTCGGCCTCATCGTCGGCTTCTTCGCCTCCGAAGTAATCGGGAAACTCAGCCTTCATGTGCTTCTCAACAGCTTGAAAATACTGCGGCGAAGCGACCTTGAAGGTTAGCTTTCCTGAATTAATCTGACGCTCAAGTTTTGTTGCATACATCGTCGCTTCAACGTGCATTTCTTCGTCGAAGTCTGGGTTCTTCATTGGACGACCAGAACGGTCAACCATAATGGTCCCATTGTCGTCACGAGCCACGGCGTCAAAGTACCGATTCTCGACAACCCAACCCTTAATCTCAGGCGGAAGGTCTTGAATAGGCTGCTGTTGCTCTTGCTGTTGAGGCTGCGGCCTTGGCGCGTCCGCCTTAGCTTTTTCCGTCTTTTTCCACGCCTCAACATCATCCATAGCAGACTTTGCAGAAGCCAGCCGTTCAGCGGCTTCCGTTATCTTGTTTGCGTCTTGGCTTTCAATTGCCGAACTGTGAAATAAACGAGCGTCCCGAAGATCGCCCTCAGTCTTTGCGGCATAGCTTTGCATCGCAACCGTAGATGCTTCTTTTGCCTTAATATCCAGTTCAGCAGATCGCGCCCGCTCACGCTGCAACTCTTGCTCAAGCTGCTGCGCGTACCCGCGAGCCTCATCGCGCTCGTGTGTCAGGGTCGAGTATCGCTTCGGGCCACGGCGTTTTCGCTCTTTGACCTGTTCTTCATCGTCGGCGGCTGTTTCGTCAGCAGCCCTCTTAGGCTCTGGTTCGACGGCTTCTTCGCCCTCAACCTCAAGGACTTCTTCTTTGAACTCCTCGTTACCGGCTAGGTTTGGTTTTGGCGTTTCCGCCGCAACTGCTTGTTCTTGTGCCATGATACTTGCCTATTAAATTCGGGGTGCAACGTAAATTGGCGAAACGTCACGCGGGTCTTTAAGAATACCCATTACCTTGTCGTCAGTGAGGGTCGCCATCGCAACGCCCTTGTACTGGAATAAAAAAGACGACTGACGCGGAATCATGATCCAATCGCCAACACGACACCAAGGCCCGTTGGGGTAACGCGGTACGCCGTGACGATCTTCGCCCTTGTAAGCGTCAGGCCCCATGTCAACGACCAGGGCCGCAACGGACGTTAGCTTGTCTTGCTCACGAGAAATCTCAGGGAGCCACAAAGTAGCTTT